ACAATAACATTGTCGTTGATATCATAATAGTCAACTACTAAAGAATAACTACCTAAAGAGTCAGAGTTAACTGGACGAATTGCGACTGAAGAGTAGTATCCAGCATCTGGATTTAAGTAGATATTTTTAGTTCTAATACCAAACGGAATAGCAGTACCGTCAGTGGTTACTCGGCAATAACCTTGCCCGTGAGTTACGTTATCTGCAAGTAGTGTTCCACCAGCAACTTTTCGTACTAACGTCGAGTTGAGAGCAACCCAACCATTTAAGTCTCTTTCAAAGGATGAAGATGGAATCTTTGCACCTGGTAGATCTTCATAAATGCCAGAATCAATACCTGCATTTATACCCCAGCTACTTCCTACTGGCATGTAATCATTTAGGGTGTCGTATAATCTACTGATCTTTGTATTGTAGTTAGAGAAGTAGCTGCTCTTTCCTCCACCAACACTTTGAACCTTTGCTCCCCAAATAGTTTTTCCTGATGTTACAGGATTTGTTAGGGCAAAAGTTGTAGCTAGTGTCGTATCTAAATATTGATTTACAATACGACCATACTCTACGTGAACCCCATCGATATGGAAATAGGTAGAGGTAGACCCTACTGTGTTTGCCACAGACAAGGTAAATGGAACAGAGGTTTGTCCCTCTTCTAATTGAATAACTGTGTGAATTCTCTTCCAGTCAGCGGACTCAGCTGCAGTAATAGTAAAGCTATTTGTACCTAGAGTATATGTAGCTTCTGCTTTACGGACATACATAGATATGATCATATCTTCTCCGCCAACTGCTGCTGAAGAAAGATAAGCTGTTCCGGTTAAAGATCCTGTAGATGTGTAGGTTAGCTTTCCAAAGTAAGTTCCATACTTAGGTCCTAGGCTAGCATCTGTAGACACACGGGTTAGTGTTCCGCTACCCGCTGTCCAGTCTGTGGTGTTTACTTCAAACCCAGAGTTGCTCATATAGTTATAGACTTCTTTAGTTTCCCACTTACAATCTGCAGGCGCATAATACAATTGAGTTACAGGGTTGGTAATAGTTTCTCCACCGTCTCCAGAGAAGAATGGATCTACTATAGAAGACTTCTCAAGCAACCCACCGTCTAGCCAGTAACTATCTCCTGCTATATTGTCAGTAAAATAAATACTAACCTTGACTAGAGGATTTCCAGCATCTCTAGAAAAAGGAGGTGTAATTGCTGTTGCGTATACTTGAGTTGGAGTAGTAGTTGATAAAGTAACTGCTTCTCCATCTATTAAATAAGTGTCTGTAGGATAATATTGACCATTAGTATCTGAAAGAATAGACGATTGTAATTGGGTTGAAGACTGGTTAGAAAACTCTAATCGTACTTTTGCAGTTCTTGCAGCACTTCCTAGTATATATGCACTAGCAATAACTTGTTGTCCGGGTTCAATAGCGGCCCAATCAGAAATAAAAGCTGCAGTTCCATCTGCAATTGAGGTTAGCTTACCTACCTTAGTTCCGTGAATAATGGCCGCAGTAGTCACACTATCTTGGACTAGGGTACCGTTTAATGGTGTCCAAGAACTTACTCCGTATTCCATTTCAGGATTAAAGAAATAGTTTTCTTTTTCTCCCGCAACGTTTACATAGATCTTGCGAGCATCTTCATAGATAAAGCTATGTTCTTGAGTAGAAAACTGAAACATATCAAAATAAACTATATTTGATGTAGAAGAAGCAGGTGTTACTGTTAATGTAATTTTAGCAAATTTAGCATTAAGTGGAGAAAGTTTTCCATTTCTACCTGAGTCAGACACGGTTGTAAATTCAGCAAAAGATGTGGTGGTGGTAAGAGTTGGCCCAGCAGAAGTACTGCCTAATGAATTTCCAAATTGATCATACCAAGTAATTACGGCAGAAATATCGGTAGCTACAGCTGTACGTCTGGCATAACCAGAGAAGAAATAACGAGTATCTCCTGAAATAGGGATACCATTTGTTTTAATATCTAAGCCAGAAGCAGGTAAAGACATAGTTATTGGTGTAGTAGATGCTGTAATTAGTTTACCTAATCCTACTGTGCGAATAGGAGCTGACGCATCAGAGAAAGGATTTGGCGCAGAAATGCCAGTTGCGCTATAGGTTACGGCAGATAGGGTGCCGCTAGATACTCCCCATCTTCCAATAGACTGTTCAAAAGAAGAATCATTATAGTCAAGCATCATATTATGACCAAGAGAGTAATCAGCATCCCAATGAGTAAGGGCTGTTGTATAGATGGTTAATCCGGTAGCAGTTCCTTTGTAAGAATTAGTAATATTTCCTGTGGCAGCAATAGAACGGTTATAGATATCTCCCAAAGCAGCTTCGTATTGTCTACCAATACTTGTTGTTTTAGCCTGCAGCAATGCACTAGGTGTATAGAAAGAGTCTAAAGAGTTTAGTAAAACTTTTGCTTCTACACGAAGAGAATCGTAGACAAAAGAAAATACGCCTAAAGTAGTTACCAAGCTATTGCTGTCATATGTAGATAGCCCTTCACCAACGCTATCTACTGGGTTAAGCCAAGCCTTAGGTAACCAATCAGATATCTTAGCTAAAGAGTTAGTAGTTCCTACTAAATATGCATAAGAAGATCCGCAAAACTTCCAACCGGATCCATTAAATAGCCAGATAGAATAAGATACTTCTAAGTCTTCTCTGTTTCCATCTACATCTGTATAGGTAGTTTTTATAGAAGAGTATGGTCCACCATCAAGTTTAATACCTTGGTTTGGATCATCAAGAGTACCAGAGTAACTTTTAACTAGAGCCCAGTGAGTAGGTGCAGGATCGTTAGGGTCTGGGACAATAGGGTCCCAGTTAACCTTAATAGTCTGATAGTCGCTTGCAGTAGCAACAATATTAGAGCTATAGTAAACGCTAACTACTGAAGTAACACCGTAGCGTACTCCAGAACCATATCGTCTTGTACCGTACTTTGCCATTTATTAAATACCACCAGTTACTGTAGTAACTAAGCTAGTAGATAGAAGGTATGGAATCTCATTTGCAGCCAAAGAGATGGTACCTACAGATCCAGAAGCATCTTTTGATAGTTGTGTAACTGTTGCTGAAACAACACCAGGTACGTTTTGAATAGCAGAAGTAATTGTAGATACAGGAATAGTACGACCAAAGGTGTTGTTATCGTAATAGAACAACCCTGTTTCTCCAAGCATTGCCTGGTATATAGCCAATTTAACATCAGAATTTTTGTATGCTGAGTCTGCTGTTACTGTTGCAGAAATATAGATTGGAACATAGGTTGGAGGCAGGACGGTTAGAGTTGTTCCCGCTAGAATTTTATTTGCCATATAAGCCTCAACATCGTAAGACAAGTTAGTCCATGCTGATGTTGGGGTTAGAGATATAGCCAATCCTCCAGCTACATATGCAGTAGTTAGAGCGCTTGCTACTGTAAATGTAACAGATGAAGGTACGTCGGTAATAGTTACGCCTTGTAAGTTATACGCTACTGGGTTAACACCAGAAATATTAATAGTATTTCCAATAGCAAATCCGTGAGGTACATCTGTAGCAAACGTTACAGCCGATCCTGTTGTAGCAATACCAACAATGTTTGCTTGAGGGTATCCTGTGGCTGCTTGTCCATCATTCATAGGCTGGACATATAGGTTTACATTTGTATACACGCTTGATGCCGCACTAGACTTACCTACGCCTTCAGCAAGGTTTGCTAGATAAGAAAAGTCATCGAGAGTTACGGCTCTACGTCTAGTAATAACAGCTGCTTTAAGTTTCTTTTTAATATCTACAAGAGTATCACCATCGGCACCGCCAGAAGCAGGGGCGCTGTTAGATACTGTAAAGTAAGTAGTAACTTGTGGGTCTAGATTTCCAGGGAAGAAAGTAACTTCTGTAATAGAAAGAGACTTAATGTTTCCTGCAGCTCCAACGCTAACCTTGTAAGATGCACTGATAAGCTGACCACTTGGTGGGATAGCTCCGTTTACATTGTCACCAAAAACAATATTTACAGTGCCATCTTCATTTGGAGAGGTAGTAAATACCTTATCACTAGGGCCAGCTTCAAACAGATTGTCTCTGTAAGACCAGCTACCAAACGCTACACCTTGACCTACGTAAACTGTAATTGAGTTGTTTACAACTCCAGGCTCAGTAATTGTAAAGTTTTGGTTTGCCAACCCGTCAGAAGTTCCAAGGTTTGATGGTAGTGCAATGTTATACGTGCTGTCAATTAAGTCTGGCTTGTCAGTATTTACTGTCTTGCCTTCCTGACAGGTTAAGGTAATAGATGCACCTGGTGCAATTGCTGTAGCAGAAGAGGTTGTTTCAAAATACACTTCAGAGTAGATACCAAAAGAAAGTGGCGCCATAACCTGAGTACCAATAGGGATGTCAATCGTATTGTCGCTAATATTAGTAAACGTTACATCTACTGTTGCAGGGGTAGGACCGGAAATTATATAATCATAGATTTTTGCAAAAGACAATAGAGTATTACGTTGAACAGCTGTATCAATAGTTGTCTCATTTGCAATACGGTCTAAGTAGTGGGACATGATGTCGCCCATATATGCAAAGGTTTCTACAAGCACATTGCCTAGGTCAGAGTAGTCTGTAGGATCCCAGGTAGTTCCCGTACGTTCTTTGATTAGAGCAACTAAGTCTGCTTTTAGTGCAGCAAAATCTCTAGATGTATAGTCAATTTGCATGATTACCCCGCAATAATTCCGCTGTAGCTAATGGTGCCAGTATTGATTGTCAATGACGTAAGTGTATCATCTGGCAGCCTTAAAGACACCACTACGTTTTCTGTACCGTTGATGTTTTCCCCGGCAAATTCTACTGAGGTTACGCTTACCTGTGGGATCCACTTTGAGATAGCTTCAGTGATAGCAATAGGGATGGCTATACGAGCATCGCTGTCGTTTTCAAACAGTGACTTGCTCCAGTCAACCCCATAGGTTGGCTGCATAGGCCGTTGCCCTACATAGAACGATAATAGGGTAAGAACCCTATCAAGGTATATTTTAGAAGCCGAACTTGTAACTTGAGCAACGCCTGAAGGGTCAAGCGTATATGGGAAGCTAATTGCTACACTCATGATTGTACTCCTATCCATACTGGGTGATCAGGATCCCCCGCTATAAACATAACCCAAACTAATTGCCCCACTACTGGAAAAGTTCTATGAAAAGTATGCTCTGGAGTTTTAAGCGTAGTAGATGAGCTAGTGGTTCCAGGAGCACTAAGTCCGCTAGCTGTAGTATATGTACTAGCCTCAAAGGTATCGGTAGTAGAGGTTGGAGAAGAAACAGCAAGACCTTTATTAACCATAGTTTTTGTAGCAACATGTGGGTGGTTTAGCTGACCGCCTCCAGCTTTAGCAACAACAGTCAATGCAGGTATAGTAACTGATCCTCCTTGAGGATCTGATGCTGTTGTGGCGGTAGTTGTAAGGAGGGCCGCAATCTGTGCAGCAGTATGTGGTTGGTGATCTGGATGATAAGAAGAAGAGGTAATTGGTAGGCATGCTGGCGCCCAATTATGAGATTCAATTCCTGTAGGTCCATGAACCAATACTTGAATTCTATTTTTCTTTAGTGGGTCTTTTACATTAGTTACTTGACCAGAGTAAAGACCGTAGAAACGAGGACGACCCTGAGGGTCCATCATATATTCTGACTCATTCATTAGCGCAATACCTTTCCACTACTAGTAGCAGACCATTGTATCGTTCTTTTTATATTATTGATATTTGGCGGAGTAGCCTTAAAAGGAGTTGTTCCTAAGACTACGGGCACAGCGACTTTAGACCTGACCTGTACGGCTGTCTTATCTGTAACCCCATACTTTAAATTAAGAGGTGAAGCATTTGGCGAAAGGTTATACTCAGTAAGCTTGGCATCAGCATAGGTTAAAGACTGACCAGAGAAGTCACTTTGTACATCTCTTGTATCAGCTCGATCTTTAGCTGCAGGATCTATATCTCCAATAACGTCAGTGCCTACTTCAATGTTCATCATATAGTTTGCTACACGTCCACCAAAGACATGCTCTATAGAAAGAACGGTCCAGTATCCAGACATGCCGTTTGGAAGCCCATCAAGATAGATAGGGTCATACGGACGCAAAGTAGCGTGACCAACAATAGTTAGCTTAGCCCTATGTTGGTACTTATGGGTATTGTTATAGGACTGAGCAACTTGTTTAGACTTAGTTAAGTCTGTAATTACTTCGTGAGGATGGTGCTTTTTAAATACCGCAGTCTGTGTACCGTCAGATTTGTTTACTGAAAAGTTAGCCATCAACCACCAGTTTTCTGTGCAAAGAATGCTTTACTTGGAATAACAACTCCAGGGTTACCCTTTTTAGGAGCAGTGTGTGGGTGAGTTGTTTTTACGGCTGTGGATGTTTTATTGTTAACACCGCTAACAACTCGGTCTATTCTTGTGCCCATTTCAGGAGCTTGATCTGAGATCATAGGTTCAAAAGAAAGAATAGTTCCTGTCATGCGAAGTTCTCTAGGTACAACTCCGCCATACTCATCATCAACATAGTTAAAATATGGTGCAGAGTTCTTTTTACTTTGATAGATCTTCTCTTTAGATACAAAAACTATATTGGTGTTATCTGCTAGTAAAGCAAAACCAGCCTGTTTTGCAAGGCTTCTGCACAGCTGCCAATCACTCTGCCCAGACTGAGATACTTGATCACGTACTCTAGGGTCTCTTTGAACAACCGCAGACATACTGTTCTTCTTAGCAATCTTAGAAATAACTTGATCTGAGGTTACATTTTTGTATACTTTTTGATCAGTATTCTTTAATACCCAAGAGGCTCCTACGCAAACGATGTCAGTGTTGCCACCCTGAAAAGAGTTGTTTTGACGAATGTGGTGCACGTACCCATTCCAGGTAGAAGTAAGCTTTCCTGAACGGTACTTAAATACAATTGGGTCTCCGGAAGCAATGCTTTCTTTTCTATTTACCGGCTTACCTTTATAGTGAAGAACTAGTCTGTCGTGCTCTTCAGGATCCTGATGAAGCTCAGCACCAATTAAGATTAAATCCATATCAGAAGCTTTAGGGAAAGACGCAGAGAAGTCACTATCTTTTGCATCTGATCCCCATACAAAGTTTCTTTGTGCGGGTGTACTAGACTCAGTTGCCATATGGAACTCTCAATACTGTACCTTCTGGTATATCAAATGGGTCTGTAATTTCTGGATTAATCTCCATAATTTCCCACCAGTACTTAGCACCAACGCCAAATGTCTCAGATATGCGTGAAAGACTATCGCCATTTTTCCATGTATATGAAATGTAGTTAACTGCTCTACTTGTTGGAAACCGTCTAAAGACAGAGATGACATATTCTCCAGTGTACTTGTCTGGAGTTTGAGTCAAAGGACCATCGTAATATCTAGATACTCTTTCTATCATGGCGATGTAGCCCCTGTTCCAGTAGTGTTTCCTGTAGTAGAGAGGTAGTTCTTAATAGAGTTAGCAGAAGCACCGGTACCAAATGCGGCAGTCTCATTCCACAAAGCTGGGTAACGAGTAAAGCTAATGCTCACTGTACTAAGCATAGGAACCATGTTTGAGTCAAACATAGCGTGGTTTACCTGGAAGCTTGCTACAGAACCAAAGTATCTTAGGTTCTCATTTAATACAAGCCAGCATGGAACACCTGTAGTATATCCAAAGTCTGCTGTAACCCCATTGTAGCTTAAAAG